TAAGGCATAGTGGTAGCGAGCGGTAGTCGAGTCTCCGCTATAGCAAGAAGCGACATTGGCCTGACCACGAGGAGGTACGACGACTCCGATGGCCAAGTCAAGAACCTTCATGGAATGACCATAGTAAGGCAGTGCCCGTGACACAAACCCATTATAGTACTTAGTACTAATTAGAGCAACACAAATCTCCCGAAAACGGAAAAAAAGAAAAAAAACCGCAAAGTGCGCCAAAAAGTGAAAGCGCGACGTAGATCGCGATTCGCTTGGCAAAAGGCATATTGGCACAATCGCCTATATCGATTTACCGATATACAAAAAGGAATCAGCGCGATAGCGCGATTCTGGGTGCAGCTAGTATTACCTGCACCCTTTTTGCCAAAAAACCAAAACCAAAAAAGATGAGCACCGATCAGCGCAGCATGAACTGGTGCTTCACCTGGAACAACCCGCAGCAGTACGACGACAACGTGGACTGGAGTGAGGTGGCAGAGCCGCCGAACGCCTGGTCCAACGTTCAGTATGTGGTGTGGCAGCTCGAGCAAGGCGAGAGCGGCACGCCGCACTACCAAGGCTATGCGCAGTTTACGAAGCGCATGAGCCTCAAGCAACTCAAAGAAGAACTACCGGCAGTTAGCCACTGGGCGGCTCGTCGCGGAACGCACGAGCAGGCCAAGGCCTACTGCATGAAAGAAGACAGCCGGCTCGCTGGCCCGTGGGAGCACGGCCGAGAGACGCATCAAGGCGTCAGCCAAGCACTCTACGAACTGAAGAACCGCGTCAAGGAGGGGAAGAGCGACCTCGACCTCGTGGAGCTCGACCCGGCGACCTGGTTCCGCTACTACAACGCCATCAAGCGCCTGCGCTCGCTCCTTCAGCCTCAGCGCAAGAACGAGCCGGTGTACACCACGATCATCTGGGGCCCGACGGGCACCGGAAAGAGCCGCCGTGCCGAGTTTGAGGCCGGCCCAGGCGCGTACCGCCTGATGGTCCCTCAGGGACAAACCTTTCAAGTCAACTGGGACGGCTATGCCGGCGAAGAAGACGTCATCATCGAGGAGTTCGAAGGACAGATCTCGATCAAGAACATGCTCGCCCTGTGCGACCGCTACCCGCTCCGCAAGAACTTTAAAGGCGGATCGGTCATGACCAACATCCGCCGTGTGTGGATCACGAGCAATGACAACCCGCTCACCTGGTGGCCTAACAAGGGCTTCGAGCCCTTCGCCCGACGAGTCAGTGGCGAGTCAGGCCAGATCATTCACCAGATCACCCCGTGGGTGAGCACTACAGACGGAGAGCTGCTCGCGGCCGACGTCGAAGAAGCATACAAGAAGATGGAGGAAGTGGCTCGCAATGTGGCGACCACGATGCAACAACTCGACGACCTGCTGCCTCCCGACCATTCGCAGAAACGCCGACGCGTCGAGGACCACTACGGTCCGCTGGTGCGACAGACACAACACGTACGAGATGTCCAGCAACAGATGTGGATCGAGTCAAACGGCCAAGCCGGACGAGACCACTCTAACAGCGAATACTATCGCCGCCAAGAAGAAGAAGAACAGTCACTTCGATTGAACCATGACTGACCGAAAGTACGACTATTCACTAAGCTTTGCTGAGAACGCATGGCTCGATGCACAAGACCGAACTGCCATGCCCACCGACGAAGTCAAACGGCGTCAGGTTGTGAACGCCGCCTTCATTCACAACTGGAACGTCACCCATTCACTCAAGCAACCCACGTACCTCATGATTCAGCCCATTCACCCCGACGAGCCGGAACAAGCGCAGCTCATCCGGCGTTGGTACAACCGACAACACTAATGACCGAGGTGCCGATTCAGTTCAAGGCAGCGAGTATCATTAAACAGAACCATCAACTCTCTCAACATTGTATCTATAAGGCATAGTGGTAGCGAGCGGTAGTCGAGTCTCCGCTATAGCAAGAAGCGACATTGGCCTGACCACGAGGAGGTACGACGACTCCGATGGCCAAGTCAAGAACCTTCATGGAATGACCA